ATGACAAAAAACAGGATTTACCCTGGTATGTTGGACGATAACAGTGTCGAAATTTTCGTTATCGAGGACCAACTTAAAGCCATCCAAAATGGCAAGGTAATTAGTTTCACTGATTTTTCATTTCCTCTTATACAGATAATAGAGGAGGCAATGAATGCAGATGAAAAAGCATTAGAAGCTTTGATGCAAATGCATCCTGGTTCTAATCTTCGTAGAATTGAACAATTTGCTAAATGCAGATTTGGTGGATTAGACTTTACTCCAGATATAAAGAATGGGGTAATTGGAGAAGGAGACTATTGGGATTGTCCACTTAGAAGTAGTTGTAAACATAATGGAATTATTTGTAAAGCTCCTAAAATAAATGGGCAAACTATTACTCCTGAAGAACTAAGCATTATAAGATATAGTGCAACAGCAACAACGAATGAAGTAATGGCTGAAGAACTAAATGTCTCTTTTGGGAGACTTCACAAAATGAAGCAGATATTATATGAGAAATGTGATGTTCAGACGAAACAAGAAATGACAGTGAAAGCACTAAAACTAAACCTAATATAATGAGGAGCACATTATCAGATTACACACGTTCTTAAAATGCTCACCTTTTATCTATAACCTGCCTACACCAGGCAGGTTTTTTTACACCAACGATATGAAAGAATCATCAGAAATTAATTTAATAAAAGCACAAATAGAACAGATGAAAACATCTCATCTATTTACAGAAGCTGAACGAAATAAAGAGCTTCAAAAGTTAGAAGCGAAGTTATTATCACTAACCATAACACCTAATCTACTATGAGCTACATAAAATCGGATTTCATATACCGACTACTAGATCAGACAGACATTTACAGCATAGTCAAGCTATTTGTTGATTTAAAGAAGAACGGTGCTAATTATAAAGGTCTAAGCCCTTTCGTAGATGAAAAAACGCCTTCGTTTATTGTCTCTCCAGTAAAACAGATATTTAAAGACTTTAGCTCAGGCAAAGGCGGTAACGTAGTAACCTTTATTATGGAGCTTAAGAATATGACCTATGTAGAGGCAATCGAATTTATAGCTAATAATCAAGGTATAGCAGTCGAATACGAAAAGCCTGAAGTAGCAGAAAAGAAACAAGCTACACTATCTAAGAAAGCAGAACTATCTAAAGTTTTGAATAGCGTTCATAAATTATACACTAAAGAACTAGAGAAGCTATCAGGAGATCATCCTGCTATGCGAGAGATTGCTAAACGAGGATATTCATTAGAATTAGTTAAGGAGCTAGAGCTTGGTTATGCACCAGGGAACTTCTTATATGATAAGTTCTATAATTCAGGTAAAATAAGAGAAGCTGAAGCATTAGGCCTGATAAGAGAAGGTCAGAACAACAAGTATGATTTATATACTAATAGGCTTATCTATCCTATTAGAGATGCGCAAGGAAATGTGATAGGTTTAGCTGGCCGACAACTAGATAACAAAAAGGGGAATAAGTGGATCAATCCCCCTGTGGATGATAACAACATACTTTATCAGAAATCAACTACCTGGTATGGCTTGCATCAAGCTGTCCAAAGAGCTAGAGAAACAAAAGAAATCTATATCGTAGAAGGATATAATGATGTAATTGCATTCCAAGAAAATGGTGTGTTAAATACAGTAGCCCCTTGCGGAACTGCCATCGCTCCTTCACAGATTAAGATTCTAAAACGACATGTAGATAAAGTTATCTTAGTACTAGATCCTGATGAAGCAGGACAACGCTCAATGCTAAAACATATACCGATGTTCTTATCTGAAGGAATAAGAACGGAAGTAGTTATTCTTCCTGGACTAGATCCTGATGATTTTTGTAGAATACATAAACGCTCTATTGACTATTATACCCTAGATACATTACTAAAAGAACCAGGAGTAAAAAAAGAAGGTTTCCTTTCTTTAATGGAAAGTAAACTAATAGGTGATTCGATAGAGCGTGCTAGAGGAGCCAATGAGTTAGCGAAAGTAATAGCAACGATTCCTGACGAAATAATACGCAACCATTATACCTTATGGCTTACAAAAGAATCTAAGGAAACGAAGAAGACTATTGACAGCTGGATTAAACAAGAACTTGAAGCTATTAATGATTCAAAACCAAAAGAATTTCAACTAAAAGATCAATTCGAATTTCCTGATAACGTAGTTGTGACAGAAAGAATACAGAAGGATGCTCAGTATTATAATTTGTTTATGGCCAACAACCAACTTTATTATGGTAGTGGTAAACACAAAGATGGTGTCACCTACTTCTCTTCTATATCAAACTTCCAAATCGAGTACATGATGCATATCAGGGATGAAAAATTCCCTAAAAAGTTAATTCGGGTTAAAAACATCTTTAACGAAGAGATGGTATTCGATACGAACTCGGATAACCTTAATACTCTGCAGACATTTTACAACACTTTAACTGGCCATGGAAACTTTAGGTTCGATGGTAATAATAACGAGCTAAGGCTCTTAAACAAATATCTTATGGACAATATGGGAAGCGGAATTAAAATCGACGTACTTGGATGGCAAAGCGAAGGCTTTTGGGTATGGAATAACATGGTTATGGATGAAGATGGTAACCAGGTAGAAATGACCCCTAACGGAATTATCGTATTTAAAGAACAGCATTACTATGTGCCATCGGCGAATAAGATATATACAGGCCTTAGGAAGAAGTATAAAGCACAAAAGCAATTTAAAGTAATCGAAAATAAGATACCCTTCAATCAATACCTTACAATGGTTAAGAGGGTGCATAAAGAGCATGCTATCTCTGCAATACTATTTGCATTTGCTTCTTTATTTACAGATCATATAGAGGAAACTCTTGGAAGTTTCCCTATACTATTCTTATACGGTCCTGGGGGGTCAGGTAAAGATGAGCTTGCGAAAATAGTCCAATCATTTACAGGTATTCCTCAAGAGGCGATCAACCTGGAAGGTGGTGTGTCTACTGCTAAGGCTTCCATACGTGAGTTCGCACAGTTCCGTAACGGAATATCGCAGCTATCTGAGTATCGTAAAGGTGATCAGAAGCTAGATGGTCTACTAAAAGGACTATGGGATAGACGAGGTTACAAGAAAGGAACTATTGAATCTGATATCTCTACAGACACTGTTGAAATTGAAAGTTCTGTTATTCTTACAGGTAATGAGTATCCTACTTCGGATGCCCTTATATCAAGGTTATGTGCTAATGAAATGCTTAAAAATGAGTTTACTTCAGAAGAGGGGATCCTATTTAATGAACTTAACGACATGACTGCTCAAGGAGTATCGGGATATTCTGTAGAAATCCTTAAACATCGAAAAAGAGTTTTGCGTTTGTTTACAACACAACAACGTGAATGGAAAAGTACTTTTCAGTCTATGTTACCGAATACGATAGGTAGAATAATAGCTAACTATAGTACGTTAGCGGCTATATATACCGTGTTTAAAGATACATTTAATTTTCCATTTACACAAGAAGAAATGGTTGAATCTTTCACTCAATCTTCTGCACGACAAATGAATAAAATAAACGCGGCATCTATTACGAATAAATTCTTTGATCTATTCATAGCAGCACTGCGTGGTAATAAAGATGATAGATTACAAGTTGGCCAGGTTGTATCTATGGAAGGTACAGTATTATTCTTTAACTGGAGACATACATACGCTAAGCTTCAACGTATGTGGTATATTCAATTCCAAGAAGCGGCACCTTCTAATACATCCTTATTATCAGCATTAGAGAAAGCTAACTTGATAGCAGATAAACTAACTGCACATTCATTCTCTCCAGGTAAGAATGGATCGCGAACTTCAGCTCTATGTATAGATTTGAATACAATAGAAGAAACGACTAGGATAGATATTATAGGATCTATATCAGCACAGACTTATGAGTATCAATCTAAAGTCATGGGGCAGACGTCAATTCCTTTAACTGATGACAGTGATGACGACACCGATCACTTTATATAATGTATTGACCAAGCGGCCTAACAGCGAAAATTTTTCCCCCTGCAACCCCCTTTGAAAGAAAAATTTTTAATAGAGATAGGGAAAAATCAAACATTTACGTTTCTCGACCTTAATACCCCTATCTAAAATACTGTATTTCAAAAAAATAAGGTAGTGATATAGGTTGAGAAATGGCGAGAAAGTTGAGAAACGTGTTTTGCGTTTCTCGCTATTTCTCGACTTAAAAAAATATAACTATCTGAAAAACAATGAGTGTGAAGTCGAGAAACACAAAACTTAAAAACACTATATAAAATGAAAATAACTGTAAAACTAAAAATAGCTGATCTTGAAGATATATTTTATGGAGATATAAGAAAAGGTACCTCCCCCCATGGTTTAAAACCATACATTCCACACTATCTTTTAGAAGATGGGGCGTTAAATGGGGTGTATTTTACGCCTGATTCGATTACTTTAGATGTATTCTCAAAATATCTCCAGCTAGTATTCTCACAGAAAATACTTATTATAAACAATTTCTATAGTGTATCTCCATTTACATCTGAGATAAATTTAGAACGAGCTACAGAAGACTGGTTTCACGCATTCTCTCCGTACTTCGTAAAACGAGGAAATGAAATATCAGGACCTTTTGTCCTTGGAGAAGAATACCATAGCTTGAACCCAAGATTTTATAAGAATAAACCAATAATTGAAGAGTTCAATAACGGCAATATTTACCTCGTAGCTATTTAAACTAGTATCTTATATAATAGGTCTAACTTTTAGTATATCAATCAAATAAAATACTTATCTAAATAGATAATTTAATACAAATAATTATCTATTTAGATAAGTTTTAATTATCTTTGATACTTTAAGTTGTGTGTAAAAGAAATGATGAGCATGCTATCCAAAATACCTGCAGGTTTTAGTATTTGTAAAATTTATTTAGATTTTGACGGTTTAGTGTTTTCTGAATTAGGAAATAACTTTTCTAATTCAGTTGATGCAGGTACTAATTGGATAGCAACTCATTTTGGTAAGAGCTCTGTATCTTTTAAAGAAGAATCTTTTAATGGGGTACCTGGGCTAGCCTTTAAACAAACACTCACAATAAAACTTCCCTACCTAGATAAGTCACTAGCTAAACGTACTCACTTATTCCATTCTGTTAAAAATATCAAGATAGCGTTCAACAATGGACAAGAGATTTCTATTGGACGTAATGACATACGTCAGAACCGCCCACCGAAGATAGAGAGCAAATCTGATGGTAATTTCCTAATCGTAGAGTTTTATACCGAAAGTATGATGGCAACAGGTATTATTATTACAGATGAGAAGTACCTTGGGTTTCCTGAAATATTACCTATTAATCTTGATGTAGCATGAGTGATGTAGTATTTCCAATATCAATAATAGATAAAGTAAACTCTCCAGAGCGAGAAAAGTTACTGAGTTTTTTAGATCCGAGTAAAAAATTAGAAGCAGACGAAGTTAACTTACTACGAGATGCTATTAATGAACTATATCTAATGGTGGAGAAAGCTGGCTTATATAGACAAAAAGCAGAACCAACTACTCGACCTACTCCCACAGGATTTTGGATCTATTCGGTATCTACACCTGGGAAGTATATTTATTTTATAGATAAAGAAGGCAATGCTATAGATGTATATGCTAATGATTTATCTAAAGGTATAGTAGAGATATGGGTTAATAATGGTGTCGCTGAAAAAGTAATACAGCATATCAATATTGAAGAACAGATAGAGGATATAATAGGTCAGGATGACCTTCAGATATTTATAGAGTCTTCTAAAGGATATCTACTCTTAGCTGATAATCTGAATACTACACTTACTCCTACTGTACAACGAATGTTTAAAGACCTTAGTGATAAGGTTACATCATGGCAATGGTTCAGAGAATCAGGATATACTCAAGAAGATAAAGATAGTGATGAACTATGGGCTTTAGGTAAAAATCAAAGGATTTTAAGTCTAGCAACAGAGGATTTTACACTTAATGTTTATGATCATTCTATAACATTTATTTGCCAAGCTATTGTAGATAACAAGAAAATAAAACAATCACTTACATTTAACTAATATGACTACGTTTAAGAAATCTATAATCATAGAATACAAGCCATTATCTGCGAGTGATAGTATAGCTACATTATCAGGTAATCAACGTCAAACTTATGACATAAATACAGGTCATTTCAATCCTGATAGAAGGTTAGATCCGCTAACATTATTAGTTAACTGTAGTGTAAATGATCCTCATAATATAGTCAATGGAATTATCAATGAACAGCTAACTGATGTTACATGGAAGATTACAGATCCAACAGGTAAGTTAGTGTTAATTGATCCAACAGATAAACAATTCAAAATAGGTACTGGAGCAGACAAAGGAAAGATAACTATTTATAAAAATATACCTGATTTAGAAGAAACGACAATAGAATTCACAGCAAAATACTTAGAACCGAAAAGTAAACGATCTGTCAACTTACAGCGTTCATTTTCTTTAATCACAGTTACAGAGGCTATTGCACAAGCTGAATTAGATATTAATGCTCCTTATGGCACTGTAATGTTCCCATTTATACAGACAAACGGATTACTCTTACAAGCTGATTTAACTCGTAATGGTAAAAAAGTGCCTGCTGCTTATTATTGGAAAAAAGATAAAGTAGATATTCCTAATCAATCCAACAATACATTACCTATTACTACAACAACCAAAACAGGAAATATATACCAAGTGGAAGTTGCCGATTGTTCTTCTAAATTTAATGAGTTAGTCTCTGAAAAAGTAGAAAATGACATAGAAATAATAGATTATAGAACATTATTTAACGAAGAAACTTTAAACTTTATTAATCAATATAATAATAATTGGTATGCTTGGAGTCCTAATATTACAAAAAAAGCTCTTGTAGCAAATAGAACAGTAAGAGCTTGGAAAGAAAAAGATATTACAGATGTTGCTGTTGGTCTTATTACAGATAGTACTTTTAATATTCAAGCTAACTCAAAATACAAAATAAATTTTATAGGGTTAGCCTACTTTGATAATGATTTATATACTCTTTATAATTATTGTTATTTAATGCATGCTGATGGAAATGTAGTTTTACCTGTTTTTAATTTAATAAAACAAACTGAAGTTATTGTTATAGGTACTTCTAAAGGGTATTTGATGGAAGTAGAATTTACTGCAAAGAAAACAATGAGTAATGCAAGATTAATGATTGGCGCGAGAAGACCAGCTGGTTCTTATCATAATCCTGACTATTTTGGTTTCTATGTAAAAGACATTAAAATGTCAGAAGTAACAGATACTAATTTTGAAAAATGGTCTCCTTCAAAATACGACCTAGAGCAACTTATTAAACAAAAAACAGACTTCTACGCAGAACAGACATCCCTCCCTCCTGGATATCGTCCGAATCCGAAACCAACTGTACTGTATAAAAAGGAAATATTCGTTAAGAAGTCTTATGGACAGTACGAAGTAGATATCCTCTATCCAAGTAAAGTAGATCCAAGAACGGATATCGTGAGATTCGAAGCAGTATTTAGAAATAACAAAGGAAATATCCCTGATGCATCCAAGTACTTCGATATCGGCTGGTGGAAGAAAGCAGATGGAACTTATGAATATAATGGTCTAGTCATAAATGTACCTATTGCTAAGGTAGAAGCATTTATAGCAGCTAATAAAGGAGTAGAATACACAGTAATAGAGAAAGCATGATATACGTATTAATGAACGAAAAGACTGCAGTGGATAAAGGTATTATCCCAGCATCACACCCTTACCAATCTAATGGAGAAGAGGTAATATTCAAAAAAGATATTCTTACTACTTCAGGTATACATGTTCCTGAAGAGGAATATACTCCTATGACAACAGCAGATGCACTAAAAAAATATGACGAATGGCAGATATAGTTAGAGGTTCGTTAACCTTATCAGTAGTAAAGAAAGCAGATAGCTTAACCATGAGATTAATAGCTCCTATTCCTTTAGTTGCTAAATACTCTAATGATAGCATTTTTGATTCATGGACAGATCCAAAGAATCATCGCGAAGTATATGTACAATGTCTTAGTGCTATATCAAGTTTTCCGCTATCTGTAAATGTTATGAGTCAACGCGTTTGGAAATGGAATGGACAGGTTATCGATGAAAAAGATTCGCGATTCGAATTCTTTAATTATACGATTGGATCTGTTCAAGTTCCTGCACTTCGTATTAAGGCTGATATCATGAATGGTATTAATACTGCTTCATTTATAGAATTTTCAGCTAAAATATCTTCAGGAGGTTTTGAATATAGCATGCACTCTAATATAGAAGTAAATAGAGAATCTGTTTCCCCTAATACTTATAGATCATATATCCTAGATCAGAACAATAGAGGCGCTGTAATTACACAATCTAATCAAACTGTTACCCTAGTTGCTATTTTAGAAAAAGGTGGTAGAGAAGTAATGACAGGCCTATCTTACCAGTGGTCTAAAGTGACTTTAGATTCTAAGATGGATCTATTAAATGATAATGTAGCTGATTTCAGAATGACCATACCTGGAGCTACAGCGAAGACTTATACAGTTACTAGAGATCAGGTTGATACTACAGCTATGTTCCAATGTGAGATTAAAGAGAATGGTATTGTAGTTGGTTCTGCTATGATAGAAGTTAGGGACGAAACGGATCCATTAGATATCTTATATGAAACAAATATTCCTTTCGATGCTGTAGATGAAGAACAAACCTTAATTGTTACACCTAAAGTAGTTATTATGGGGACATCTACTAGTGCACCAGGAACATGGACTTATTCATATCAAAAAGCAAAAATGAATGGAACAAATATCGGTGCTAAAGCTACGGGTGCTAAATACAATATAAGTTATGAGGATATTAATAGCAATGGCTCTAATATACTTCTGTTTATTGAGGCTAAAAACTAATAATACAATGAGTACTGTCACCAAAACATTAACGCTAGGGGTAAAAGAGAAAGCTCGCTATGTAAAAATATTAGCTACAGGCAACCAGTTTAAAGGTTCTGCCCCTGCTAATATTACTTTACAGGCTAAACTATATGGTATTACTACTAAAAGCTATGCTTGGTATAAAGGGACATCTGCTACTGTAGTAGGTACAGCTCAAAGCTTTATTATTGCTAATAATCAGGTAACCTCTGTCGAAAGTTATAAGGTTATAGTGACTGCTACGAATGGTCAGACGTATGAAGATACAATATCTATCTCTAAAGTAATAGATGGGGATAAAGGCGAACCTGGTAAGCCTGGCAAAATGCCTATTCAGCGTGAGTGGAAGCAAGGAGATATACACCGTAATAATGATAATGTGATTGATTACATCTACCATAGAGCGACTAACACATGGTGGAGACTAAAGGATGGTTATAATAATGTTACAGCTCCTGCTAATCCTTCTAATGCTTATGTTCAGTTAACGGCTATGGAAATTATAGCAGTACAATTAATCGTAGCAGAACAAGCTAATCTTGCAGGGTTTATTTTTAAAGATAATAAGCTAGTTAGTCAATATCCTTCTGCTAACGATCCTTCGCTTTTATTAGATGGATTGAACGGCTTTATGAAGTGTAATAAAGGTGAATTTGGTGGTTTCAAAATTGATCCTGTAGGATTTAATGGATATGTAAAAGATGATCATGACTGGAGGCTTACCTATATAAAAAATACAGGAACTGTCGATATTGCACATTTAAAAAGACTGCCTAATGAACAACCTAATAATGGGCAATGGCAGATGGGATACGATATCAAAAGAGTTTCTATTCTTCCAGATAATAGTAATACATCTCTATCTGTATATGCTCGAAAACCACTATACGAAAATTATACACCTATTGCTTTATCACTGTCTGCTGAATATGGAGTAGCTCTAGAAGTAAGAACTGGAGATATTGAAGTAGAAGGATATAAAGGTGTTAGTGGTACTTGGGTATTTGGATCTAGAACTGTAACAATAAAAAAAGGAATAATCACTGACGTAAGATAATGCCCACCCTCCTCCCCATATCAATAAAGCCTCATTTAGTTAGCTTCTTCTTCCATGAAGTACGTGGAGAAGAAGTAAACTATCTGAAGTATAGAAGTAAATCATTTACGCTGTACAAAAGTGCAGCGTTAAATGCTATTATATCTATTGTAATGGTTGAGGCAGATATCCCTGTTAAACCATCGAATCTATCCATCCTATTAGATATCGATGAATCTAATGTACATAAGCAGTTCCGAGGCACGATCTATCAACCTGTAGATGGACAAAAGCACTTCCTAAAAGTGCCTGCAGAAACAAATAAGATCATCAACGATCTAATGGAAGACATGTTTAAAATGTCTTTTTTCTATTATGTACAAGGTCATTTAGAGAATAGAAAATCTAAAGACATCACACTTATAGATGCTATTTATAAGTTCATGGAGAAGTACGAACTACTCGAGTTCGGATACAACATGGAAAGCATGAGACGTATGTACTATCGCATGCTAAAAAAGAATGGTACACTTAACCATTTTAGCAACTAACTCCCTCATATCGTGTCACACGACGAATAGCTCTTAAAATATACTTTTGGATAAATTAAAGTATATGAAGAGTTTCTTAGATACAATCGGTATAGATGTGATTCTACTCTTTGCAGGTTTAACAGGTGGCATCACATCTTTAACTTCAAAACCTAAAGATATGAGCAGAAAACAACAATTTTTAACTGTTATCTCAGGTGGCTTCGTTGCAAGTTACTTGACTCCACTTGTAGGGGATTTCCTATCTCTTAACGATAAAGCATTGTATGGATTAGCATTTGTTCTAGGTTACTCAGGAATGAAGTCTGTAGAAGTGATTATAAAAGAAGTTCATAAACGATTAATCAATAAACAATAATGGCTGTATTCTCACCTTTCGAATCATTTGCATTAGATGCAGATATCGAAATTCTAGGTCCTGTAATTGCTAAATGGGAAGGAGGCTATGTCAATGATCCTATCGATAAAGGCGGTGCAACTAATATGGGTATCACTTTAAATACCTGGAAGCATTACGGATATGATAAGAATGGAGATGGTAAGATAGATGAAGCTGATATCAAGTTATTGACTCAAGCAGACTTTAAGTATGTACTAAGACGCTATTGGGATAAATGGCGTGCAGATGAAATAAAGAATCAATCTGTTGCTAACATCTTAGTCGATTGGTACTGGGGTTCAGGAAAATGGGGAATTATTATTCCTCAACGAATATTAGGAGTTGCTCAAGATGGCATTGTCGGAGCTAAGACTATAGCTGCTTTAAACGCAGTTAATCAAAAACAGTTCTTTACTCAAGTATATACTGCTAGAGAAAAGTTCTTACACGATATCGTAAAGAATAACCCTACCCAACAACGCTTCCTAAAAGGATGGTTAAATAGACTTAAAGACTTTAAATATGAAGACTAATACTACCTATATATTCTTGTCATTTTGTGTTATGGTTTTTCTTATCAGTTGCGCTACTCCTAGAGAGCGCACTGATAAGTTTTTAAAGCAGAACCCTGTTTACCTCGCAGAACAATGTGCAATCAACTTCCCTCCTTCTACTAAATATATACCAGGGAAAACAATTACGGATACGATCATAAAAGAAGTACCAGGAGCAGAAATTCCTTGTCCTGAATATAAAGATGAACAAGGAGAGCTTCAGAAGCCAACTGTCAAATGTCCTGATCAAAAAATAAAGGAAATTATCCGATACAGAACAGATACAATTAGAGAAGTAGATAATAGTAAGCTATTCGCACTCCAGTTAGAAAAAGTAGATCTACTCGAAAAAAACACAAAGCTGGAGACAAAAGTAAAAGAACAAAAGAATGAGATAATCGCTCATTACATCATCATAGGATTATTAGCATTAGTCCTATTTCTAAAACTAAAAAGATAATGAAGGTCAATAAAATAGCATCCGAAATACTTAGAGGTCAGTGGTTTTTTCAATCAGAAGCCATTAATGCTTATGCTCCTATTGCTTACGATTTCCTATACGGAAATAACAAGCAGTTAAGAGTAGATGATGCACGCCCTGATGCTGTATTCACAGCTTATAATAGTAGTGGTAACCCGATCAGACCTAATGACCAAGGTCAGCTTGATATCCCCAAGGGGAGTATTGCTGTAGTTGACTGTGTGGGTGTACTCGTGAAGTACGGAGACTGGTGTACCTATGGAGCTATAGATATCGTTAACGCCTTAGAGTTCGCAGATGCACATCCTAACATTATTGGGACAGTTCTAAATGTAGACGGTCCTGGTGGTTCAGTAGCTGCAGTAGGACCTTTTGTGGAGTTCGATAAGAATAAGACAAAACCAGTAGTAGCGGTTTGTGATTTTGCTGCTTCAGCACATTTATATGCGATGCTAGCTGTATCAGACTATATCATGGCGGATAATAATATTAGCGCGATGATTGGCTCTATCGGTGTAGTTATCACATGGATGGATAACTCTAAATATCTTGAGGAGAATGGATTTGTTGAGCATGTTATCTATGCTGACGAGTCTGAAGATAAAGGAAAAGCATATCACGAAGCCTTAAAAGGGAACTATGAAATCGTGAAGAAAGATATGTTATCTCCAGCTGCAATACAATTCCAAGACTTCGTGAAATCAAAACGTCCAAACCTTAAAGTTGATCATCCTGGTCTAATGACAGGAAAGACTTTTGGAGCTGACGAAGCTGTTAAGATAGGCCTTATCGATAAGGTTGGTTCTATGGCAGAGGCAAAACAAATGGTAGCTATGCTATCAGAAATCAAACGTAAATAATAATTAACTCTAATAAAATTGCTATGAAATTTAAAAGCATGCAAGCTACTGTAACTTTTTTAAAAGCATTCTTAGGTATCGCAGAAGTACCTGTGAATGCTGAAGAAAAGAAAGTAAGCTTTAACGAAGATCAGAATGCTAAACTAAAAGAACAGTTTGGCGATCAATACGATAATCTGATTGATGCCTTAAATACAGAGATTAATGGTGTATTAAGCACTAAAGAAAGTCTAGGTGTTGTAAGTGCTGAAATTAAAAATGTATTAGAAGCTGCTATTAAGAATAATCCTTCTACTACAGAAACACCTGAGGCTACTGATAAACCTTTAGCTGTAGTTACTCCTTCAGCAGATGTTTCAGCAGAAGAAGCTTTAAGAGAGATTAAAGCACAGCTGGCTCAGCGAGATGCTATTATTGCTAAACTAGCCGCTGCACCTGAAGATGATGTACAAGCAATCGTAACTAATGCTATGAGAAAAACAACATTGAGTCACTCAGCGACTCACTTATTCGCTGATACACAAAGCTACAATGCTTTTGAGAACCGTCCTTGGAATGCTCGTATGCGTGATCAGAGTATGTCGGCTACTGATTTTAATGCGGATAGTACTATCCCTCTATTACAGGGAGATATGGAGCATTTCGTTCGCGAGAATCCTGAGTATTTAACATCGTTAATTAACGAGTATTATGGGCTTCCATTAGAGTGGGATCGCAGAACAGGTGTACTAGATCGTATTGCATCTGCAGGAATTATTCCAGCAGAAATCGTACAAGGTAGATCTAAAGGATGGTCTCCTAAGAATAAATTCAATATTACTCCTGAAGAGGGTAAAGTATATCCTAAGAAGATTGATATCTCTTTCACTGGGTACGAATTACAGCAGATTGAGACTACTTGGATTCGCTCTTACAATAAAGAGGGATCTCATCCATGGAAAATGACTTTCGTTTATTTTCTATTAGGAGAGTTGATGAAACGTGCGATGGCAGATGATACTAACGCACAGATTAACGGAATCTTCGTAGAGAATCCAGGAGGAGATGACAAGCCAGGTCGTGCTGTGAACTCTCAAAATGGATTATTATATCTATATCACTACTACAGAGATATCGAGAAAAAATACCGCCCTTTCAAACTTGGCCGTCCTACTAAGGAGAACATCGTTGACTATGTGAAGCAAATGGTTGAATCTATCCCTGAGCTTGAGCGTAACGCACCAGGATTAGAACTTCAGTTATCTGCTACTTTATTAGGTTGGTACCGTGAGCGTGCAGGATTGCTATATAAACATAGCTACAACACCGATACAGGAGCTTATGAGTATAAAGAGAACTATGTGATGGACTACCCGAATATCAAGTTCCAGCCTATCCCTTACATGACTAATACGGAGTTTATGGCTATTACAGCTTCAGCTAACGTAGAAATTATGGAGTATGATACTACAGAGAAGAGCCGTTTCACATTTACTTTCTTCAGAAGAAATATCGATGTATTCGCTGATTACCGCTTAGGTATTCGATTGCTATTCGTAGGAACTAAACTTGCTGAAGGTGATCCTCGTGAATTCGAAGTACAAAAAGTATGGTCAAACGATGTACCAGTATTCCCTGCTGATGTATCTGCGCCTATCTATGATGATACGACAGGTATCTTAAAACTGACTTTCCCTGCTGTAAAAGTAGACGAAGGATGGAAGTCTGATATCAAAGCTATTGAAGGGGCTAAACCTGGACAAATCATAAAAATTTACGGTAATAAGGCTTTAGCTGCTATTAAAAATGTAAAGAAAAACGCTACTCTATTACTAACTGCTGACTATGCGTTGAATACGGATGGTGTATTGACTTTATTAGTACAGGCAGATGGTAAGTTTAAAGAGCTTAGCCGTACAGATTCTGCTCCAGTAGTGAATACTACTAAAGGGTTTACTGAAGACGTATTAGACATTACAGGAGCTAGCCAATTCGCTTACGAGGGTGCAGCAGCAGCTACCTTAAAAGAAATCTTAAACGGTAATGAGGGTAACCAAATCAAAATCCAAGGGAACGATACCCTAGATGCTGACTTGACTATCTCTGCTAATAATGTGATCAAGGTAGATACTCCTGCAGTATTAAAAACATCTACAGACTACATCGAGTTAATCTGTGTAGCTGGTGTATGGTATGAAGTTAATCGTGTAATAGCTTAAAAAAATGAGTATATATATTAAACAATCAGTTAAGAAGCCGACTGGATCATCTCCAGGAGCGGCTTCACCAAAAGACCCTAACGTAACTATTATGGATGCTCAGGATATCCTATCGTTTCCAAGTAGAGATGGTAAAGGGGTAAAAATGACAGGTAACTTCGTGATGAAAGAGGGCGCTACGATGATTCAGCTATACATGACTGCATCAAAGATTAAAGCTACTTTTGAATCTGAAGGAGAAGAGGACGCTATCTCATTTAAACCAAAATTTGAAGGAGAGCATCCTGGTGACTCTTTAGAAGTAAACGAGTTCATTCAGAACTGGATGGGGCGTGATGTGATTATCATTTATGGATCGTGCTCTTCTAAAGACAAACGTGTGTATGGTTCTCCTTGTGCTCCATTACAGTTGAAGCCAACTTCTCAAGATGATAATGAAGCACGTAAGAAAACATTTGTTTTCGAACAATTCGCAGCTACTAACCAGGTACCTGCTTTCTATGAAGGTACACTTTCATTCGCTGATCCTAAACCGACTGGAGCTGAAGTAACAGTTAAAGAATCTCGCTATAAAGTAGCAGCACTAGATGCTACAGCTCCGATTACCTTTAAGTCTGTAGCCTTAGAGCATGGAGAGATCGTTACCCTTATCGGTAGTGGTGGTTCTGACCCAGCTGTACTATCTCCATCGGATAATACAGCAGCAGTACCTGTGCTACTTAAAGAAGGGGCTAGCTGGACTGCCCTACCTAACGCAGTCATTAACCTTCAGGTATTCAAAGCTGGTGTTAAAACCATGCTATTAGAAGTAAGTAGAGGGTAATAATCTAAGAGGAGATCACTAGGTCTCCTCTTCTTTAATTTCAATAAACTATGAAAACAACATTCAAAGCAAAGTTATTATCCTTCCTTTTATTTGTTATCGTTTATTTTATTTTGAAATACACAATAGGCAATTACCTTGGTAACTGGTATAGACTAATCGTACTAGTTGTCCTTACGAGTATTTGCTCAAAAGCTATTGAAAATCTATACAGGTATATTAGAAAGAAGCTTTAACTAAATAAAACACACAATGCAGAAACTAATAAACATCATTCTTATTTTTGATCTAGAGAATTCTGTATCAAAAAAATTAAGAACACTCGCTATTTTAGCATTCTTACTGGCAGTTAAACTCAATAATCATATAGATGAATTAGTACTTCCTCTAGTTTATTTATACATTATTTATCGCCTATTTTTATGCTTACTAATTTTAATAAACTTTATTAGTAAACTTATACGATACGATAAAGATGAAATAACTATCATATTTGATAACTTAAAAGAATCTGAAAAAAAACTAAGACAGTATACAAAAGATTTTATAACTAAATAAATAACAGCGTTCACGTATTTGTGAACGCTTTTTTTATTAATTGTATATTTGATCTTTACAACTTAATTACAACTACTTATGTTTTTTTTAAAGAAGCTTGCAAGATATATACTGCGATATGAATTAAATAATTCTAATAAAACAAGAGAGATACTATCTAATAGAAATCAAACACTTAGTAACCAAAATAGAGATTTTACTGACGATTTAAAAAGGTCTCAAAAGAACAAAAAAAGATTACTTAAAATAATAAATGAGAAGAAAGATAAGAGTTGTGATTTAGCGATTACTAGTAAAGACGAAATAGTATATATTTTTACAAGTGGTACATATTTTATCTCTCTTCAATTATATGGTACTGATAGTAACCATGCATGGAGTGATAGTGAAATTCTGTATTCAATACATGGTTTTAAAGAAGATATAGTGAAGATTGATAGTCTTGATTCTAATACCAAAAGAAAAGGATATGCTAGAACATTAATGATATACTTTATTGAAAAAATGAAGGAACAAAAAGTAACTGAAATCTATGGAGACTTATCTCCTGTTGATAAAAATAGTTTTGATTGGCTAATTCCTTTTTACGAATCATTAGGTTTTACTTGCACCTTACCAACTGATAATAAATTTGGAAAATTAAGAATGTATCTTAACTATGAATAATCCACTCATAAAATAACAGCGTTCACGTAATTGTAAACGCTGTTTTTGTTTAAATAAGGTATATTTGAATTACAACTAGTTATACGATTTTCATATGAAATATTTTAAATATAAACCAATTAATAAATACACAATAGATTCTTTAGTATTTAATTATTATTGGGCAGCATCAGCCGAGTCAATGAATGATGTTTTTGAAGGAGACAGTGTTCTAGATAATATTGAAAAAGAAATTTCTCATATTAAAGATGGTCCTAAAAAAGATAATTTTATACTAGAAAATAAAAAATTAATACTATCAACTAAAAAAACACTGGGGCTATTTTGTTTAACACAAGATAGTAAAAACATATTAATGTGGTCTCATTATGGAGATAGTTTTAGAGGAATATGTATTGAATATAATGACAATATTTTAGCAAAACTAAAAGATCATAAATCACAGAAGTACACAGTCAACTATAAAAATAAAATACCTAATATTAGCTTTCATAAACTATATTCAGATAATTCCTCTGATTATAGAAGATTAAAACAAACTCTTATAGGAACAAAGGCTAAATGTTGGAGTTATGAAAAAGAAATTAGACTAATCCATGATGGGGTTAATGCTTTTGATTATATCCCCGAAGCTATAGAAGCAATATACTTTGGATATAAATTTCCAAAAGAAGAAAGTCTGAAAATAATTAGAGCCCTTAAAGATCAAAATGTAAAATATTACAAAATGGCTAAAGGAAATTATCTAATAAAATATGAAGAACTACCAGACATCCCTTCTTTTACACATTATCTATGGGAATCAGATAAGTTTGGAGAGTTTGAGTATAATTTTGAATTAGAAAACTTTCAAAAAATGGTTGCTGGAGGAAAGGGAAGACTAACTGTTTTTACTAAAGAAATTATATCAGAAGATTTAGCTAATGACTTCTATAATAGTATGAGTAATGGTTTTTTTAAAGACTTAGCTATTAAAGAAGTATTTTTTAAATTAGAGAACAATCCAATAAATGATTCTATGCCTGCTTATTACTGCTTTAAAAATAATACAAAACCAGTTTTTACAGATAATAGGTCTCTATATTAAGTATTTTATTTAAATCAACTATAACTAATTTTTTTAAAATGAAACAATACATTACATTATTTTTATCCACAATGTTACTATTATCTTGTGGAGGTAAATCATCAGAAACGGAAATAATTGAAGAAAAAAAAGACTTAAAAGAAGTTATTCAAGATGAATATGAAAAAGAAAAACTAAGACTTGAGAAAGAGAAAGAAGATCTTATTAATAAAAAAGAAGATCTAAAAAAAGAGATTAATGAAGAAATAAGAGCTATTGATGAAGGAAAGGTGTTTAATTCTTTTAGAGGGTCACAAACAAACTTACAATTAGAATTAATTCTATTTAGTCAATGGACTGATCTTATAAAAAAAGGTGCTGCTATTGATGATAAAGAAGTTAATGATTTAACTAAAAAATTAAAAGTAAAAGTAGAGAAAGTACAACAAAAAGAATTCCCTATTCTACGTAAAGAATATGCAAAAATAGCTAAAGACTTAATGTGGGAGCATAATGTAGATGTAGTTCTATCAGGTAGTAATAATACTACGTTAACGTTTGTAGGTGCTATATTTGCTAATAACAAGAATATAAAAGATACTCAAAACACTATAAATACAGTGATGAGAGAATTTAGATTTAAAAAAGTACAATATAAATGGTACAAAGGTGCTGATGAATACACATACTATACTGTTTTTGAAGGTTCTGATAAAGATGAATATAACAACTAGGCATTTATAATTATGATAAACGGAGAGAATACAGGTATGTTAATTTTTCTAGTTATAGTCTTATTAGTAGGGCTTTATCTAGGTAAGTTTTTAACACAGTGGTATCATGAAATACCAAAGCGAAATAAACTCTTAGAAGAAATAAGAGATGAGCTAAAAAAGCTTAATCAAGGAATAGATAAAGAGTAACAATCAACACCCTTCGGGGTGTTTTTTTATGTCTTTTGTTTTAGGTGAGTCCGTATTAAGTCCGTACTGAGTCCGATGTGAGTCCGTTATATAAGCAGATATAACGGACTCACTTTGTATTTAGAATGCAGTCATTCTGCATACATCTAACAGTTAACTAAATGAACCCATCAATAAATAAATATTTAAATATTTATTTAAAGGTTTTGTTTTTCGGATTATTGATATACATTTGCAGTGCACAGATTACTTAAGGAACTATCCTTATTTTAAAGAAAAAATTTTATCGATATAGCGAAGCCCTCGTTATGGTGATGGAGATGGAAACTACTCCTAAATTTTACCTTATGGTAATCTGTGCACACCTAATTCGGGGGCTTCGTGTATTTACACTTTTCAATTATGCACAGAGAAAAAGTAAATGCAACACAACCAACACCTGAGGTGTTGCGTGCTGCTATGCAGTATTTAAATACTGCTATCACATTACCTAACTTCAGAACGCTAGACCAAGACGTTCACTACATCCTAGAGTCTTTCTTATGTACAGACTTGTTCGAAGAACAAGAGCTACGAGAGAAAGTCTACTTCTTACTACAACATGCCAAGGCACTCACCTCTGCTTTTAAAGAGATAACAGACCAAGAGCTTATTGATTCATGTAATAAGGATGGTTATGATAACAGAAGTTAAAGTTTACTACGCTAAGGATATCCGTGTTATCCTTCAAGGTCGCACGTTCAAGGAAGCTATGGAGCTAATATGGACAGCTGAGCCTTTCGCTAAATATACACCCCTAAAAATGGTTTTTACTGCCACAGGACAGGTATTCTTCCTGGACCCACTTGCACATTCTAAATATGCCAAGGGAGATATTACACAAGAAGAGCTCTTGAGACTGACTGGCTGTGATGATATCTACCGCAATAAGGTAGAAGTTCGCACACCTGACTTCTATACTGTACCCAAGGGAAAGATATGGTTATCTAAGAAGAAAACCCTACACCTCGTTAATCATCCTAATATCACGACTCCTCTTGATTTAGAGGTATTCGAGTTAGTCGAACCCGATGTATTCCCTAAAGAGACTTACCTAAAAGGATAAGTTTATTAAATTAATTACCTTTTTAGATAATTATTTATCTATATTTGTCACGTTGACTACCACCAACAGAGTAAAAAAATATTAGTTGTGCTAAAGTTTGTTTTTCCAACTCATATCCCTTACGTGTGTGGTAGCTCGTAAGGGATTTTTTGTATATACGCCCCAATAAAACACAAAACAACAAAGCCTTTAATCTCTCCTTATCCCCACAGGAGAGATTATTTAAAATCCTTGACAAGTATGAATGTAAACGATACAATAACCGAGATAGGCGAATCAGAGTGTATTTATAATCAGCTGAAGATATTAACCATGTTAGTTGATCAGTATAATAAGGAAGGAAATGTGTTAATCAAATTAGAATATACGAATAGCCACAGTATAGCGTTCCATATCACTAACCTTAAAAACGGATTTACCTCGCATGGCAAATATACCTACTCTAATATGGGCGCTAAGATGGCCTGGGTAGGCCTTGAATTTTACTATAACCAAATCACACAATCGATATGAAAAACTACTATGTAATCGTAGAAACGAAAAGAAAAGGAACAAGTTTATTTAAGCAAACAGTTGCTCAGATAAAAGTAGAAGGATATGATAAACTACAAATAGGATATGAATGGGGTAAAGTAACTAATAAATACCCTGAAGAGTTCTTCGATAATCATCTTTCATCAGGTAAAGATGAGATGCGAGAATACCAAGATGACCCTGCTCCTTATATGACTGAAGAACCAACTAAATAATCAATAAATCACACACAATGAAAAAATATCAACCAATACTATTCAATCAAAATATGCTTAAGGCTATTGTAGATGGCAAGAAAACACAAACTAGGAGACCTCTTAAATTTAAACAATACGTCCAACTTTGTAAAATACATGGTGAAGATTTAGAAAAACAACTAGAGGGAGAAGTATTGACTACTACTATTGATACAACTAATATAAACGAAGATTATACTTTTAATGGAGCGTTTAGTAAAGGAGATATTCTTTATATACGAGAAACGTTTAGAGAATGGCCTAAAGGAGTATATCAATACAAGTTAAGTACTCCAGCTGGAGCAGAACTAGAGAAGTGGAAGCCATCAATACACATGCCTAAAGAAGCTGCTCGTTACTTCCTAAAGGTAACTAATGTAAAAATAGAACGCTTAGGAGATATCTCTGAAGTAGATGCTTTAAAAGAAGGAATGAGTATTTACGGACCTTTCCTTAATATGATGACTTCAGAGCAAAGAGAGGAATTTAAAAAGAATACTCCTCCTCCTATTTACTACACAGCTAAAGATGCTTTCTTAACTGAAACATACGATATCTTCAAAAAATCAAAAAACTTTAATAAATCAGATCTATCTCGTAAATATATGTACGTATGGGTATATGAATTTGAACTAGTTGATAAACCTCAAGACTTTTAATTATGATCAAATGCTATAAAATAATGTATGGTTTCCACGATTGGGAGTGTACTATAGAATTTAACACTGAACTATTTACTCAAGATCTCCTTCAGGAATGTTTAGATTTCTTCTATTGGAATTATGATAAGAAAGGAGACCTATATGCAGAGTACGCTAAGAAACTCGCAAAGTCAATTATTTACCTATCTATGGAGTGGAACGAAGAGGGGATTATAGACAAGTTTAAAGATGTAGAAGGTTTCCCTCCTCTTGATGGCTCTATGGGAGTTAAGCTAATTGTATCTGATACTTTCGAGTTTGAAGATGAAGACTTCACTTGTAAACTAAGAGATTTATAGATATGAAACAACCAACACACTACTATATAGAGTATCAAGGGTTACCTGGTGCATTGATTTGGGAAGTTCCTCTAGGCTGGAGTGAGTATCTAAAAACAATAGATAAGCAATTAGTTAAAGCTTCAGGAGTAGATAATATGATCTCAGTCATACAACAATCCTATAATAAGAACTGTGCTCCTGACGAGAAAGACAAACTAATTCTATTAGAACCTAACTATGAAGGGACTTACATCTTTAAAGTATTAAACTGGGAGGTACTCAAACTTAAAGAAGCCTTTTATGGATAATTACATTAGAGACTATTCTGATCATTTGAATGATAAAAGAAAGTTTTATTCTGAGGAATTTATAAAAGGAAATCTAGATATAGTTGCTATTCTTAATAATCTAGAGTTTACAAATTGTTGGAGTGATAACCCTGAGAGTTTTCTCTACTGGTATAATGAACAAGATTATTGTAAAGATTATGTTTCAGGTAAAATAACAGCTTGCTACATAGAATTAACAGCTAATAATAAAGAACTATTATCTCCTATATTTAAGGATATTAATGATTATACAGATTTGAATCCTGGTTGGACAGGTAGTAACAGTATTGATTTAATGGGTGTTTTATGGTCTGCTATATACTTAGGTTATGGAGTCATACATTGTCATAAGTATCTGTTTTTTATATCCCCTCCTGAATATTATACTTGTGTTGAAGGGGATAAATACCCACATCCAAGGGTATATGTTCATGATGTAACTTATTATTCTTGTGAAAGTGATCCTAGTAAAGAACCAGAACTTCCATTTTAAAAAACAACCTATGAACATTGACTTTGAAAAACTAAAGGAAATACTAGAGAAGAAAAAAGGAAGGGGACTAAACAGAACCTTCCTTCACTTACGTCTAGCGAAGGATCAGATCCATCAGCTCGAAGCTGAAGGGTATAAAATTGAAACAGTAACAAGAGGCTCTGAAGTATATCAGAGCATAAAATTTAAGTAGTATGAGAATATTAGATGAACGCTTTGATGGTTTAATGCTAAAAGTCTTTAACGATAAGCAATTAAAGGACATTCCTGCAGATGAGTTACACGAACGAAAGATGATGTATATAGCTGGAGCGCATGTTGTGATGTCTATTTTAGAAACTATAGAACCAGGCAAAGAATTAGTAGATATTCTGATGGCTATGCGTATCGAAATAGACGAGTATGTAAATAATCAAATAAATAAATAGGATGGCAAAAAGAAAATATACAAGAGGTAATGAAACCCCTAAGGCATACAAATGCACTAAGAAAAACTGTGGATGGGAAGGAGACCAATCTGAATGGGTTGAAGTTCCTAGACCAGCAGAACCTTATATGAGAGACCTCACATGTCCAAAATGTGGAAACAACGAGTTTAGAGGATTACTTTAATGACTGAACAAGAACGTATTAATATAGAACGACTAGCTAACGCAATGGGAGAATCTGTTAACGCTATTAATCAGTTAGTAGAAGTCTTCAGAGAAAGTTGTAAACAGATAGATAATGTATCTGAAATATTGGATAACATACAGGTTGCCAAGAATGCATACACTGCTGGAGTAAAAGCTAGAAATGTAATACCAGCTAATTTTTATAAAAATAAAACTTCCCACTAGTAGCAAGTGGTTTTCAAAAATGACAACACAAGATTATATAGATAACAACGAGACTAATACTCTAAAAAAAGGAGATATAGTAAAGATGATTAATTGTGTAGAGGCACAAGTTAATCAAGATGTACAATGGATTTGCCAAACAACTAGCTTTAAAGATAAAGGAGGTGATGATGTAGTCTTCTTAGAAGGCTTTAGTGGTTACTTCTTATGTGAGTACCTGGATAAGATAGAAGTACAATGGTATAATCTTATTCAAATAAAGAATCTTGTATTTACACAAGAGTTCTTAAATGGGAATGTATCTCTACCTGATGTATTTGAGAAATTAGACTTTGATAAGTACTCAGGTAATCTTGATATTTATGAGAATGGTAGAATGCTTAATTGTACTGTTTTTGCTACAGAACAAAACAAGGAAGTACTCTCTGAAGTAATTCAAGATTTTCCTGCATTTTTTAGATACCAAGAAGCAGAAACTGGGAGAGATAATAGATATATTAATATAGCCTGCATTACAGAGTTCATGGCATGTAATGGCTTAGGATATGTGAAATATAATAGAGCGACTGATAAGCTCTATTACGATCATAAGTGTACTGACTTTTAAAGAGTAATACTATGGAGTTATTCGCATACATCATGTTAATAGTAATGAGTGTTATATGCTTATTATTGTTATGGTTATTAAGGAGTGCTAATAAAGATTTAAGTGAGTCTTTAGAGTTAAATGAACTACTCCTTTTAGATAACGAACAGCTTGTTAAACAAAATATCATTCTTATGTTAAAGCATAAGAGAAGTTAATATCTAACCAAAAAGAATAAAAAAAGTATAATGCACCAGCTACCTGGTGCATTATTTATTTCAGAATACACGTAATTCCTAATTCCTAATTCGTAATTGATTTACTCTGTCACATCACTCCTTATTTAAACCCCGACTTTTGCCCCTCATTTTTAAAATTTAAAGCAAATGAAAACGTTCTGTGCTTCTCCCCTTCCATTCTTAGGGCAAAAAAGAAAATATCTTAAGGAAGTAAAACAAGTATTAAACCACACTAACCCTCGCGGAACTTACGTCGATTTATTTGGCGGTTCTGGACTCCTAAGTCACACGATCAAACGTCACTATCCTGATGCTACAGTCATTTATAATGATTATGACGGATTCTCTGACCGTATATCGAATATCACAACTACCAATAACCTACTAGAGCGAATCAGGCTGTTATTAGTAGATATCGACTCTAAAACGAAAGTACCTGATACTATTAAGCAACAGATACTCCAGCTGATCAAAGCTGATGAAGAGGCTAATGTCTATGTAGATTATATTACCTTATCAAGTACGCTCCTATTTACCATGAAGTATGAGCAGACATATGAAGGATTCGCTAAGCAAACATTGTATAACAGACTAACCAAGACACCTTATAATGCTGATGGCTACCTAGAAGGCTTAATTATTGAGTCTAGTGATTATAAAGCATTATTTGAGAAATATAAGCACATTCCTGGTGTATGTTTCTTGGTAGATCCTCCTTACTTGAGTACCGAAGTAAGTGGTTATAAAATGAACTACTGGAAGCTAAAGGATTACTTGAATGTACTAAACGTTTTAGATGGCCATAAGTATCTATACTTTACCTCTAATAAGTCACAGATAGTGGAGCTGTGCGAATGGGTAGAATCTCGAAAAGATAAAGGAAACCCTTTTAACCACAGCCGTACAGTCAGCATGACGAATAAAAGCAAGAATACTACTTACGAGGATATCCTCATTCATAATATTACTCCTTCTAAGTAACTAATTCAAGTGTACTACACTTGTCACATCATAAACTAATAAGAATAAGCATATTTACACTTTAATATGCTTATTTTTTTATTATGAAAGATACTGTTTTAGCGTTTTTACGAAAACTACCTACTAAACGAGAAGAACTATTTAATCAATCCTTTGCCCTATTGCGCAAGACTCCAAGTGCTAATCAGGCACTAATCAGCTCTTATAATATGCTAGGAGCAACTGATTCTAATATCAATAACATTCTGTATGATCTAAAGAAATATAATGGAATAACAGAAGTTATGATTCGTGCTACTCCTACTAAAGTAGTAGCAGTTCCTACACCTACAGGAGATACTTCACCTGCACCTGGTACTACTCCTTCTGAAGATGACGTGAAGAGAACTTCTCTTCGAGAGCAGTTTCCATTCTTAGATGATAAAGATTGCCCAGCTGAACTACATATCATTACGGGCTTATTAATCTCTAGTTATAACCGCTATAGTAGCACGATGCTAAAGATACAGCAGTTTAAAAATAAAGAGATAGAACTAACTCCTGATGAAGACTTAGAATTAACAGCCACTGCACAAAGCGAATCTGTGAATAATCAGGCTTTGTATAAAGAATTAGAGTACTATAAAGAGAATAAACAGCTTCTAGCTGAACACATCTCTTTAAAAGAATATAAATGGAAAAAGCAATTTGAATCAATGTCTGCAGAGTCTAAGTTCAAATACAAGAGAAATGCTGAGTCATACTTCTCTAAAGGTAAGCAGGAACTTGAAAATCCAAATGTGAAAGAGGATAGAAAAGCGAAGATTATAGAGAATTTTAAAGAGCGTGAGTTTATTATCGCTCTAATAGATAAAGAACTAAATGCTAAACAATAGATTATTTTCTTTAGAGAGGGACACTGATGTCCCTCTGTCTTCTAATAGTCCACGATGGATATCGCAGTACATTGTACAGCAATTGCATCATATACGCAGTATAGAAGAGGATTTGACACGACTACCATCTACTGGAGAGCACTTCTATATTAATTCTGAATGTAGCTTCTCTCTTTTTCTATTTGCAATAATGATTAGTAAACGGGAGTCTATAACTCGCTTAACTTACTTTACTGAATCATTTACAGTGAGTGAATACAATGCATTCATCGAGTTACAGGATAAATGCGCTATTGGACAGATAACAATATTGACGAATACTAAGCCTGTATTTGTAAACAACAGAGCCAATCTCGAGATAAAGGTAGCTACTTTTTCAGGAGAGATACTCTTAGTGACTACTTCAGATAATCACTATGTATTTGAGAATAGCGCAGGAGGCAAAGTAGAGAACACTTTTTGTTTTATGACTATCGCAAATGACAAGGCACTATTAGAGTTTAGAGAATCTATTGTTAGTAATAACAGATTGAAATACGAATGAGATTATCAGATGAAGAATATACGGCTATAGAAGACTTAGCAGGGTGTAATTATGCTCCTGAGAAGATTGCTCTATATCTAGATGTCGATAAAAAAGAGTTTATGAAGCTGTGGTTTGATAGAACCAGTCTCGTCAGAACTGCTTATGATAGAGGACAACTTCAAGCTGAGTTTGAAGTAAACAAACAACAAAAGCTACTAGCTCAAGCTGGTAACATTACTGCAGCACAAATATTTCTGAAAGAAAGTAAAGAACAGGAAGCAAAGAATAATCTGTATAACATCTTATTCGGAAGTGATTATGAAGATTAGTTTAGACCAAGTAGATATCAAAGATATATATGACTTCATGGAACGTGGCGATGTCAATAACGCCCCTCTTCATATAGTCGAATATCTCGAGTTATTAGATAAAGTTAGAGGCATGGCACTTCGTATCGATAAGTTCGGTTCTAAGGAGGCTATCGTGAAGCATCTTATCGTAGTAGATAAGTTGTCACGATATAAAGCGAACCAGGTATATGATGAAGCGATCGAATACTTCTATTCAGACAGTAAGATATCAAAGCAAGCCTGGCGTAATCTATATGCAGATAAAGCTGAGAAAGCATTGCACTTCGCTATGTTACAAATGCGAGATGCTTCAGACGCTAGTAAAGTCGTCAAAATGGCGCAAGAGATTGCTATCCTTAGAGGTATCAACGAACCTGATAAAGAAGTTTTAAACGAAGATGTATTTAAAGCACCGATCAAGATCTATACTGCAGATGCAGAAAAGCTTGGTTTAAAAACAGCGCCTAATAGAACTGAACTAGCGAAGTTATTAGATGAATTACCTGAATTAACAGAAAATGTGCGTTCACGAATTAAAAGTGAGGCAGGATTATTACCATTTAAACTATTTTTAGATGAGCAGGAAGACCCACGTAAATCTTGATGATAAAGAAGTAAAACAAGAATTTGCTTCTTTAATTAAGCAAGTTATAGATTTAATAGCACCAAAAGACTTATTTTTTATAGGAGGACGTGCTACAGGTAAGACTACAGATATTATAGCTGAACGCTCTCAGATGATAATACATGATATGCCACGTTCTATGCAAATACTTGTATCTGATACTTATGTAAATGCTATGAAGAATATTGTCCCATCAATTATACTAGGATGGGAAAATAAAGGATGGAAAAGAGGTGTTCACTTTGTTACAGATATTAGACCTCCTTTAAAATGGAAAACCCCATATAAGCCAGTTGAAACTTATAGACATTCTATTTCAACATGGAATGGTGTATATATTAACCTTGGCTCCCTTGATCAACCTTCAGGACTAGCAGGTGGTTCCTATCAACACATGTACGGAGACGAAGCTCGTATCTTAAAGTTTGATAAGCTTAAAAAAGTTAATCCTGCTCTTAGGGGAGATTATCCTTTATTCGGCCATAGTGTATTTTATTGTGGCCGTACATTTACTACCGATATTCCCAATATTGCTGATGGTGATGATGATTGGATATTACAACAAGAACAATATTATGACCCTAAAAAAGCTGAACTAGCTTTGCAAACAGCATTAGTGTTAAATGAGATCAGAACAGAGATAATATGTGCTTATCAAGATGGAGATTATAAAAAAATGAATTCATTGAAAAAAAACCTAGTTAGATGGACAGAAAGATGGGTTCGTTCACGAAAGGATTTAACATTTTTCTATATGGTATCATCTTTTGTTAATGTAGGCATTTTATCTGAAAGTTACTTTAAGACTACATACGAAGCTCTAGGCATAGAAGAATTCAAATCATCGGTATTAAGTTTAAAATCTAGTGTAAAAAAAGGAGAGAAATTCTATCACCAATTAGGTGACGTCCATTTTTATAGCGACGGAATACTCCCTTCTTTTTATGAGGGTATTCCTCTAACTGATGCTGAAGACTTTGAACTTACATCTATTGCTTTAAGACATATTAATCACGAAGATAAATTAGAATGCGGCTTTGATTTTGGAGATATGATATCAATGCCTGTAGCACAAGAGCAAGGTAATAAAATACGTGTTTTGACTGAGTTTTGGACATTACCTCCTGAGAGTTCAAGAGAAATCGCAATGAAGTTTACCAGATTCTTTAGGCATCATAAGAGAAAGGTTCTTGATATGTATTACGATAGATCAGGTAACCAATATCAGAATATTGGGCGTGACTGGGTAACAGAGATTGCTAACTTCATTAGAGAAGAAGGTTGGGTAGTTAATTTGATGAACCGTAACCAAGCTACTATTCTTCAGTCTGAAGAATATACACTAGTGAACAATATTTTAGGACGTGTTTATAAAGACCTCCCTGAGGTACTTATAGATCGCTTCTTATGTAAGAATTTAAAATCATCCTTAGAACTAACTAAGACAATCATTAAAGTAGATAAAAAAGGCTCTAAAACGATTCATAAGGATAAGAGCTCTGAGAAGCTACCAATGCACATGCGTCCGATGTACTCTACCAATTTCTCAGATTCATTTAAGTATCTTATTTGCCGTAGAAAATACCAATTAATTGTAACAGGTAGAAAATATCTCGGAGCTGGAGAAGATCCTTCTTCACACTAAAGCATTTGATTACTCTTAAATGAGTAGTAATCATTCTGCGTTATAATAATATGATCAAGCAGGGGAATATTTAGGATATCCCCTGCTTTTTTTATTTGCTCTGTTACCTCGATATCCTGGACGCTTGGGTTCTTATTTCCGCTCGGGTGATTATGCGTTATAATTATAGCAACTGCTAAAGACTGTAGAGCGACAGTGAATATCGTTCGTACATCTAATACAGAGCTAGTCATACCTCCTAGACTAACTTTATGATATCCGATTATTTGTCTATTCATATTAAGGCATAGCAGGATTACTTCTTCCTTCCATAAAAAGGTATCTTTTGTATATAGTTCTCTTAATATCAACACAGTATCTATTGTATTTTTTATTATTGGTAGTTCTTCTAAAATGACATTTTTATTTAAAGAAACACTTAAAGCTAATTCGGGGATAATCATAACGCTATAGAGGGATAAGGTGAGTTATAATCTTAGCTTTATTTTAAGAAATTCTTATTTTGAGAATTATGCTATTGGGTGAAATTGTAGTATTTTTGAGGGAAGCAAATGTCATGGCGACTTTGCCTATATATTTTAGCCGTCCTGACTCGACACCAGGGCGGCTTTCTTGTTTATACTACTTATTATTTAATCGGAATTTTCGGAAACTTCGGAATTAAGTCATTGATTCTAAATACAAATCACTATAAAACACCACTTTTAGGCTAAAAGTAGTTTTCGGGAGGTTTGTGGTTCATTTTGGTCGATTTCACTCCTTCTATTTAAAAATAAAAAACATAACTATTTAAAAATCAACAAACAAACCTATTTTTAAAATAAGGCATTTTGTTTTTATGCTTTCGGAGCGTGCCCCGCTAAGAATCGGTTTCGCAGTTGCGAAGGGTCAAAAAAAATAGAAATATGACAAAAAACGCCAAAAACGTCAAAAAACACACTAATAATCAGCGACTTGCCAAAAAATAGACGTGTCACACCGTAATTTCTTTCACTTGTCTAATATTGTTGTATGAAAGACGATACAATATACCTATACGATGCAATTAAGATGATGCGTAAGCTTACTCAGATGGGCGTACCATTCTCATTTGAGTACAAGACATACAGTACTCAAAAGAAATCAACGAACGGCTTTAGAAGTGTAGAACGCGCACTCCTTAGACCAGGACTGCGTGAAGATCAAAGCGACCTATCGGATAGCCTAATAGCATTTACAGAATATCCATCTGGAGAACCTAAATTCTTTCACTTGCCACTGCTAACTAACTTCAATGGACGTAAAATAAGATATAAGAATGATAGAACATAATCAATACGGCACAGTAGTTAGCAATGATATACTCGCATATACATACGAGGAACGACTACAGCCTACAGGCTTTAGCCAGCCTATCATACCTACTACAGAGTACAACTTCGGTGACTATATGGTTCATCCTTACGGTATTCATAACAATATGCCTGAAGAGATACGAGATGTTATACAGAAGAACTACTTAGCTCCTGGGTTACTCAAGATAAAGGCAGGACTACTTTGGGGATCAGGACCTCGATTATTTAAAACAAGGATAGAGAATGGCAAGGAGATTAAAGAACTTGTAGAAGACAAAGAGGTAATGCAGTGGCTAGAGTCTTGGGACTATGAGCAATATCTACTTAACTCTTGTGTAGAGTATAACCATATCGAAGGTACATTCACTCGCATCTATCTAAATAAGGGAAGTCGTATAAGTAAAGGTAAGATAGCAAAGATAGAGCATATTCCTTCTAATATGGCACGCCTTGCTACACATAGAAGTAATAAGACTAGGCAGGCTGACTCTATAATCATTACAGACTACCAGTTCAGAAGTATTCAGGCAGCTGCTGACTATAAGGTCTATCCTCTATTTAAATATAACAATCCATTAGAGCATAAAGTATCAGGATTCTACAGTAATATGTATAGCTTCTGTACAGATTACTATACTGTACCTGACTTGTATGGCTCTCTAGAATGGTTAAGACGTTCGACTAATGTGCCTCTAATCTTTAAGGCATTATCTGAGAACTCTTTAAATGTAAAGTATCACATCATTAGTCCTGGAGAATACTGGGAAAAGAAAAGAGAGCAGCTACAAGACGACTGTACTAAACGTGGTGTGTTGTACACAGAGACAATGCTGAATGAATACAGAAATAGACTATTAGATGAGATAGCTAAGGTATTAAGCTCAGACATGAATGCAGGGAAGTTCTGGCATACAACCAAAACTTTTACGGTTGATGGTACCAACTTAATAGAACACGGATGGGAGATAAAGGCAATTGATCAAAACATTAAAGAGTTCGTAGAAGCTCAAATCAAGATATCACAACGTGCTGACTATGCCTTATCAGGAGGAATAGGCGTACATGCTGCATTGGGTAATATCTCCGATTCAGGTAAAGCGAATGGAGGTTCTGAGCAGATCTATGCTTTAAAGAACTATTTGTTCACAGGTGTTAATATCCCCGAGATGATTATCTGTAAGCCTGTTAACTATGCTATTAAAGCGAACTGGCCTGATAAGAATATAAAGATTGGGTTCTTGCACCAATTACCTGAGAAGGAAGAGGACATCTCTCCAGCTAAACGAATCAAAAACGCAGAAGCATAATGAACACACTATTTAACAAGGATAACAAAGGAGGCGTTGAGCTGAAGGAACTGCTTGGGTTCTTAGATATAGACCTAAAGTATAAGAATATAAAGCAGGAAATTAACGCTAGTACTAGAGAGCTGATCAAGTTACTCTCTAAGCCTATTTATGATCAGCTGTATGATGACTATAGTAAGGGTCTAGATAATGAGTTAATAGAATTAGTTCAGTATCCTATCGCTATCGATGCATATAGATCGTATGCACCGAATGGAGACATCTCACATACGAATAACGGTCGCCGTATGCGTATGGACGATAATGAAAAGCAAGCCTTCGAATGGTTAATCGAACGAGATAATAATGCCTTAGAACGCAAGTACTACAGGGCATTAGATACGCTTATTGATTACCTCTATGAGCATTGTGAAGAATGGAAAAGTACAGATGCTTATACACAGTTAGTATCTTCTCTATTTAAAACGACAGAAGAATTTGACGATATCTTCCCAATCAATAGCCGTTTATTATTACTCAAACTACAACCTGGTATTAAACGAGCTTTAGATTCAGAGATTAGACCTAGAGTGACAGAAGATACCTATACTACATTAAAAACTGCTCCTGAAGCTCTAGATTCTGAACTATTGAATACTATCAAGTCAATATGTGTGTTCTATTCATTAGCCTGGGCAATGCCTAGACTATCGATTCAACTTTTCCCTGAAGGAATGCTTCAAGGATATATATCGGACCGAGTAGTTACTCCAGGGCGAAAAGCAGCTGCAAAAAATGAACTGGCTTATGCAAGAGAGAACTTCGAGGAGGACTATAAAAAAGATTTACTCAAGCTAGAAGAACTTGTAAAAGTACAGATAGATCCTGTAGCAACTTCAGAACCGAGTATGCCTTTGTATATCGCTGGAGATAAGTATTTATCAACTTAATAAAGATAGTCATGGTAGAAGTAGAATTCGGAAGTAAAAAAAGAGTGTATCTCCCTGCTAACCTTGGGGAGTGTAACCCTGAAGAATATAAAAAAGTATCTATCCTATTACTAGACTATTTCTCTAATAAAATATCGTATAGCACATTAAAAGTACAGATAGCTGCTGTATTATTAGGTTATAAATTAAATAGAAATAGTACTGAAGAAGGAGTGGCCAACTTGGTAATAATATCAGATTTTGTTGATCAGTATTTTTACACAGATGAGAATAACAACAACTCAATAAATCTAGATATATTCGAAGATAAAGTACCTGTACTCAAGACACTATTCAGTAGATATTACTCCTGTGGAGAGAATTACGAAAAGATGACATACGGCCAATACGCCGATGCCTCTCGTTTCTTCCAAATGTTTGGAAAAGAGCACAACATAGACTATTTATACACCTTAATAGCTATTCTATACACTAGAAAGAATGAGCAATACGATAGTAAAGCGATAGATAAGCGCATTGCTAAATTCAAGAAGTACATCCATCCAGGAGAAGCTTTTGGCGTGTATTTGCTTTTCGCTGCATTTATGAAGGGAGTAGCAACTACAGAAATTAACTGGAGAGGTGAAAACCTCGATCTATCTATCTTATTTGAAGGAAATAGTGAATCTAATACAGATATGCCTGGTCTAGGTGCAGATTCTCTAGTCTATACACTTGCAGAACACGGTTCGCTGGGTGTAGCTGAGAACGTAAGGAAAACTAACTTTTGGGAAGTTATGCTACTTATGTACGAGTTAAAAAAACAGAGTGTAGAACGCGAAAAACAACAAAACAATGCTTCTAATAAGTAGATTAAAGGAATTCGTAGCTGAATGTAAATCAGACATTCAAGCTATCAAAGCTACAGATATAGTTGTATCAACTGACGAGGTCGCTAAGTTGATGAAAGAACACAACGAAGAAAATAACATCTTGATGATTGCTATAGTCCCTGAGCACGATATTAAAGGTAAAGAGGACAGTGCAATGGTCGATAATGGAACTATTTTCTATTTTTTAGAGAAGACAGACTACTCTGAGGTAACACAGGATGGATATTTAGAAGTATTTGAACGCACCCAGCTCGTAGCGAAGGAATTTGTCGAAAAAATACTTTCTGACAAAGAGGACAATAAGTTTTGCGGATTATTTCAACATTTAGCAGATAATGTCTTCCAGATATCGCCGATTAAGGCATTAAGTAGTTGTAATGGATACTTCGTAAATGTGTCCTTTAAAACAGTGTTATAATGGAGTTTGATGTGCTTAAATCTCGTTTTATTAGTCGTGTGATGGCAGATGCTGGAGCAGAAATGGACAAGGATATCAACAGGGTGATATCTAGTAATGCCTTTTCAGATCCGAAATGGTCTAAACGCAATATTGCTACTTCAGATACAGGATTAGTATATTCTCACTTGTCCTCACATCGTTTTGTCAATATGAAGCGAAATACGATTAATGGCAAGTCAGTTAAACGCGTGGCCTACCCTATCCACAATCAAATCGTTATGAGTCATTATAACAATATAATACGAGAGCTGAAGTATGGCTTTACGGATGCTGTGAAGCAGGAACTGCTTACCATACAGGATGAATAAAAATGATTATATTTGTGTGACTTATTTATTAAGAGCTACTCTTTACGCATGTGGGAGTAGCTCTTTTTGTTTTTAATCAAAAAGATAATTATTTTTAAAAACTTACCTAAACAGATAAGTTTTCATATATTTGCTCCAGCTAATTGGGAAGTTAGTTGTGCTGCTAGAAGTAAAATGATAGCAGCACTCCATTTGATAATAAATAAGGATACTTCATAATGTGAAAAAGGCCGATACTGTAATAAGTATCGGCTTTTTTTGTTGTCACATTTAGCCGTTTATTTTATAGGACTTTAGCTGAAAATAAGCAGCTATGGCTAGAAGAATATCGGATGAAGAAATGAGGCTATCTATTGTTATAGATGGTAATGAAGCACAGAAAGAACTTAACGATCTCGAAAAATCTACTCGTAACCTTAACAGAGAGAATAAGGATTTACGAGAGGAAAAGAAACGCTTAGAGCGACAAAATAAGAAAGATAGCGATGAGTATAGAAAGGTAACAGCTGCTATACGAGAGAATAATCACGCTATCGCTGAGAATGCTACTCGTATGCGAACACTTCAGGAACAGGTAGGACTAACAGGACTAACACTGAACCAACTTACTACTAAGGCTAGACAGCTAAAGCAACAACTTAATAATATGATACCAGGTTCTGAAGACTATACTAGAATTCAGAATGATCTTAATGCTGTTAATGGTCGACTAGCTGAGCTGAGAAGAAATACAGATCAGGCAAGTGATTCTCTAAATAACATCTCTACTTCAGGTAAGAAATTCATCATGTTCTTAGGAGGATTAATTAGTGTTATTACAGGAGCTGTTATATCATTTCAAAAGTTTATTAACCTAAGTGGTTCTTTGTCTGATGCTCAATCAGATGTGCAGAAGACTACAGGGATGACTAAAAAAGAAGTTGATGAGTTGACTAGGTCTTTCGGTTTAATGAAAACTAGGACAGCTAGAGAAGAACTTCTAAAACTAGCTGAAGAAGGAGGTCGATTAGGTATTACTGGAGTTAAGAATATTCAAGACTACTTAAATGTTGCTAATCAATTAAAGACAGCATTACGAGATGATTTAACAGATTCGCAAATTACTGAGGTAGGTAAAATGACTGAACAATATAAGGTAGGTGCAGAAACAGGTAGAGAGTTCGGAGGAGCTATGCTTTCACTTGGTTCGGCTATAAATGAAGTATCTCAAGCAGGATCTAACCAGGCAGGATTTCTAGTCGACTATCTGAAAAGAACAGTAGGAGTAGCAACACAGATAAATATGAATGCTGCTGATAATCTTGGTTATGCAGCTACTTTTGATGAGATAGGTCAATCTGCCGAGGTATCAGGAACAATGATGAATAAGGTGATGATGGATATGTCTAAGAATACCACTACTTATGCCAAGATAGCAAAGATGTCTGTTAAGGATTTCTCTGACTTGTTAGCTAAAGATGCTAATGAGGCAATGATTAAGTTCTTAGAAGGTCTAAAAGGTAGTGACGAAGGTTTTCAAGCGATGATTCTAAAAATGGACGAATTAGACGAAGGAGGAGCGCGTGGAGCACAAGCTCTGTCTGCTTTATCTAATAACGTAGATAAACTTAGAGCTAGACAACTTACTGCGAATACAGCTTTACAAGAAGCTACTTCTCTAACAAATGAATACAACATTAAAAATGAAAACCTTCAGGCAGGAATTGAGAAGATAAAAAACAAGATTGAGTCTTGGATGACAGATGAGCAATTAGTTGAATGGTTAGGGAACTGTGTTTCTTGGTTTGGAAAGTTCATTGGAGCAACAGATGATACAGATGGTAGTGTTACTAAATTTAGAAATGGTCTTCTTTGGTTAGTAAAAGTATTCGCTGTAGTACTGGCTGCTATGGTTACCAATGTAGCATGGCAAAAATTAGTCTTCTTATGGACTAATAGAAATACGGAAGCTACTCTATTATATAATATTGCTCAGCGAGCTAAAGCTGTAGCCGATGGTATCGCTATAGTAGCAACACAAGCTTATGCCGCTGCAATTATGTTAATGAGAGGTAATGTAGTTGGTGCCACGCAAGCATTACGCATCATGGCTACTACGATGTTAACTACTCCTATAGGTATGTTGTTAGGGTTAGTTGCCGCTCTAACTACTGCCTATTTATTATTTAAAAATAGAGTTGAAGAAGCTACTCTTGCTCAGAAAGAATTCAGTAATATAAATGCTGAAGTAGAAGGACGTATTAAGGCAGAGAGAACACAGATAGAAATGCTTCTAAAAACAGCACGAGATGAGAAAGCTTCTAAAGAATCAAGACTTAAAGCTGTAAAAGAACTGAATGCTATAAGCCCTGAATATCTAGGTAATATTAAATTAGAAGAAATACATCTAGATAAAACAACAGCTGCTACAAGAAGATATATAGATGTACTAGCTGATAGATTAAAACTACAAGCAATGCAATCGTCTTTAGAGGAATCGTACAAAAGAGAATCTAAAGCTGAAAATACAGATACAAAAGAGTATAAAGAATGGTATGATTGGTTCTTAGATCAAGTAGAGTCTGGAGGAAGTCATAGGAAAGCAAATGAGAGAAAACAAAAGATTTTAAATGATGAGAAAAAGCTTCAGGAAGAGTTAAAAAAAGAAATTGAAGCACTTAGAGATAAAGAGGGGGTAATTCCTGATGACAAACCGATTACAACTCCTACAGGCACTTCTACAGGTAATCCTGATAAGAAATATGAAAATGAGCGAAAAAAGAGAATAGAACAACTAAAAGAGTATCAGAAAGAACGTTTAGCATTAGAGCGTGAGATAGAGGATTCTGTATTAGATCAATGGGATGATAACTTTAATAAAGAACGTCAGAAGCTTGACACAGAATACACTCGTAAGATAGAAGACTTACAAGGTAAAATGGTCAGTGAAGCTGAGATTGAATTAGCTTTAAAACAATCAAAGAATAAAAAGTTATCAACTGAAGAGAGAATATTTTATAGTAAACAAGCTCAACATTGGCAACAACAGAATGATCATTTACTAGGCCTTCAAGAATCAGCTGCTGCTACATCTTTATTAAAGAAAAAAGCCTTAATAGCTAAACACTCTAAAAGCCAAGTCGATGAACTCAACAAACAGTTTGATAGAGAAAAAGTAATTCGCGAAACAAAGTTCAATGAAGAATTAGCTCTATTAGGTGATAATGATAAAAAGAAAAGCAAAGCTGCTAAAGAGTTTGATAGAAAAGAACGCGAAGAGAAGAAAAAACACCTAGAAGAATTACTAAAGCTCTACGGTGATATGTTAGCAGGCAAAGAACTAGACGGCGTAGACTTTGCGATGCTAACAGATAAGGAGAAAAAGAAACTTGAAGATGATGTTCAGTTCGCTAAGAGAATGTATTCATCTCTTCAAGAAGAAATAACAGGAGATACTAAAGAAAAGGAATTAGATCTTGGTTTTAGTACTAAACCTGATATTCTTGGATTTAGCAATGACCAGTGGGAAAAATTCTTTGAGAATATAGAGCTAGGTACGAATAAAATACAAGTCATGGAAATGGCTGTAGCAGCTCTCCAGAATGTATGGAATCAATATGATCAATTAGCTACTGCAGGTGAGAATCGCCGAATGAAGCAATATGAGAAAAATACAAATGATCGTCAACGTCGTTTAAAACGACAATTAGATGTAGGTATTATCAACCAGGATCAGTATAACCAAGCAAACCAAGCTCTAGAGGCAGATCTAGACCGTAAGAAGGCTGAGATTGAATATAAGCAAGCGAAACGTAAACGTACAATGGATATCGCCAATGTAATTACGAATACTTCTCTATCAATTATGAAAGCTTATGCTGAAATGGGTCCTATTGGAGGTACAATAGCAGCTGCTCTTATTGGTACAATGGGAGCGATACAATTAGCTACGATTATACGTCAGCCATTGCCTATGCAAGGTTTTGAGGAGGGATTGTATGGAGACTATGTGAAAAGAGAACAGGATGGTAAATTATTTAAAGCTAGTTTCGGAGGTCAAACTAAGTCAGGTATAGTAAGAAAGCCTTCTTATTTTATGGCTGGTGAGAACGGACCCGAAATGATCATTGATAATAAATCATTCAGGCAAATGGATCCGAATTTACGTGAAGCTCTTATCCAAGAGATTCGCATGATGAAAGGATATGAAAATGGACTATACCCTGACTACATTCAGAACCCTACTCCGATAAATAGCAATTCGCCTAATCCTGATACTAACTCAATGCTAATACCTGCATTGTTAAGGCTTACGGAGATACTAAATAAATTAGAAAGTAATGGTGTGATTGCTTATGTAGATCATAAAGACATGAGATCGATGAAAAAGCTTCAGGAAGGCCTTAATAAACACAAATCAATTAAAGATAATAGTAAAATAAGCTAATATGTCTAGAGCATTTAGAAATAACTCAGCCTTTCAGGACTATAGTATAAATACGGTATGTGATCAGATATTTAACCTGGTACCTGAAGCTGTTTCGCAAAAGAAGTTCATGCTAACAGGATTAGCAGCTTACTTCTTACAACGTGGAGAGGACAACCGCCCCCTTCAGAACATCGTATTTAAAACGAATGATGTGAATACATACAATATAATCATGGCCACAATTAACAAGCTTAACCTACTTAACTTAATAAAATATAGCAATCGTATCATGTGTGAAGCTGAAGGTCAATTACAGAATGCATATATAGAAATTTGGCTTGATCCAGGAACAACAAAAACAGTCGATTTAAATGCTATAATTTGTGAAGAATACAATCAAATCAAACAAGAACTCCTATGAACTTAGTACTATCAAAAGAGCAAAGATATATTAGTAAAGTTGATCATATCAAGTTTCAGGCCTGGCAAGTTGAAGACATTGATCAGCTTGGTAATGCATTCATAACGACATTAGATAAACAAAACCTGCCTACTACTAGAAATTACAATTTATATGTACAGGATGTTCTTAACAATACTGAAGGAAATTATAGTGAGTTTAGATTAAAGACATCTGTTATTTATGATAGCGTATTTAAAGATTGGTTAAGTATCCCTCTTACCTCTTTAAATAGAGTTATTAGTTCAAACAATTTAGTAATTCCATTCTCAATTGCGCCTTCTTTTTTAACTATAATTGAAGGATATCATAATGCGAGAATAGTTTTTAAAATAGTTGGTATTCAGAATGGTTTAGAAATAGATATTACTTCTTTTACTTTTAATTATAGTCTTAAAGTATTTCCTCAAGGTAATTATTATACCCCATTAGCAGTAGAAATAGTAACAGGAAAAGACCTTAAAAAAAAGACTCCATTTATCGTGGATGGAAATAATTACGAAGTTATCGCACCACCAGGTATATCAATAATACATTTAGGTTTAAAATATTCTAACTTTAAATCTTCAGGGTATAAAGTTCTAGATCTAGAAATTACAAGTGACAAAGATTCTGAATTCTCTAAAACATTAATAGTTAAGTATACGAATACTACTTATAATATTTTAGTATCCTCTTTAATTTTTGAGGATTACACTCCTAAAGTAATGTTGTTTAATGCCTCTGCGGGTCTAATAGATAACCCTATTCAGCGTTTATACTTTGCTGAAAGTGGAGACTACACCTTGTCTTACCCATATTGGCTACAGGTTAAAAAGATTAATACTTCTCCAAGATATTTAGAAGTATATCTACCATCAACTAATAATTTCGGAACAGGTGAATTCAAAAATAGTATCTCACTAAAGTTTACAAACAAAACAGTAGAGGTACCTGTTATTCTAAATGTTTTCGATGGTTTTAATCTAGGTATAAGAAATGGTGAGATACTATTTGCAGAATCAACACCTTTATTACAATTCACGACTAGTAACTCTTCTAGCCATCTAGAAGTAGATTTTATATTAGATGATGAAGATCGTAATTTGTTTAATTTTAACTACAAGGTTCCATTTTTCCTGAGAAAAGCAGAGTTCTCTATTGCTGAAATACTACGTAGGCAAATTATTCTTAAGGATTACTATCAACCTAACTTCTCAAAAAAAGAATTGCCTATATTATCTTTATCAATAAAAGAAATTCAAGGAGAGACGATTCTAAAAGAATACTCTAAAACAAATATTCAAGTACTAAATGGTTCAAAACCATCAAGGATACTTGATAACATGGCCATCTTAAATATGGATATATTAGAACGATTCACTCCTTTAGGGACTGCTGTTGTTAACGTCCTTTCCCCTGGTATGTTTAGTTATAGTATTACAGTAAATAGTAAGTTAGTATATAAGGTAGAACAGACAACTGGAGTCATTAGAAGCATTAACATTGCATTCAGTAAGCTAGGTGTAACTGAAGGTGATATGGTAGAATTTGTATTACATACTTCTAAAGGAGATCTTACTAAAACATTTGTTATTACTCAACTAACCCCTCATAGTAATGTATTCTTCTATAGAAATAAACATGGCCTTACGAGTTCAATAGAACTAACAGGAGAGCTTAAAATAGATGTTGAGAAGAAAAGGAAACTAGAAAAGTTTACTGCAAATGGAGATTTTAAAGTACGCTCTTACCTAGAAGACTCTCAAGAGAAAATAACAATTAATACAGGATATATTTTTCTAGATCAGATTGCACTTGTGAATGAACTACTAGAGAGTAATGAAGCCTTTTTTTATCAAGGAGATGATCGCTTTATGGTTGTTCCATCTAGCGAGAAAATGAATAAAATAGACACCTCTACATTTTTAAATAGCATCCAGCTTGAATTCATAATTAACGATATCCACTATGCACAAATTCATTTCTAATACGAATAAAATACATATTGATCTAACAGATATAGATATCACAACTAACGAAGAAAACAACTGGTTTAGTGAAAATTTCTTTGTAAAATACTCATACCCTTTTGATGTTAGTATAACTCCTGAATTGAATGCTGCTATTGGAGATATAATGAACAATAATAGTTCAATTAGTACAGTTATAGAAGGTCTGTACTACTTCTACGATAAGATAGAACAAGCTACACTTATTATTGAGAGTAAAGAAGATAATGTAGTTACATTTGCATTAAAATATGGTTATGATGAATTTCCTAATTTTGATAAGAAGTTACAAGAACTACCATTTGAAGAATTTGAAGTTGATGATATTTATAAATATGCTAATGATTCAATTCATAAAAGATATCCTGAACAACTTGTTAACTTTCCACAAATAGTAACTGATAAGTATCCATCCAGTGAAGTACAATGGCGTTTTTTTGAAGGCCGTTTAAACAACCGGGTATCAGGTTTCTTTTTAAAAAACACAATTGATAATAATGAGCAATACATTAATAAGAACATTATACATCCTTGTGTTTATTTAATCCATGCTATACAAAAAGGTTTTGAGTCTTCAGGGTTTACTCTAACTGGTGATTTCATAAATAATAACTTAGTTCGAAAAATACTTTTATATGCAGATAAAGATTTATTTATAAAACCAACACACACACCAATAGCAATTGATATATCAAATCAAGACCAGCCTTATGACACTGTTGTAAAGAATGGGGTTAAATATGGTATGTGGAAAAAAATAACTAAAGTAGATAAACCTGGGAAATACAACATAATAGGATCTCTCCATGTGAAAGGAGATGGAAGTAATAAAGGTGTACTTGGTTTTTATCGTATAATGCATAACTCAACTGTTGTTTTTGGAGGTAAATATGTAAAAAACGATACAAACCTTTACGTAGATGAGATGGTGTATATTAATAATCCTGCTACAGAAGAGATTATAACAATAATGCATTCTGAAATATTACCTGAATATGATCAGATAACTAAAATCCAAGTTATTCCTCAATTCATTGTCAACCCTGATGGTACTAGAGAGCCTTCTATAATAAATTCTAATAAAATAAATATAGCACAATGTCTCCCTGATATAACATTTGGTCAACTAGTAACTACAATAACAAATCTTTTTAATCTTGATTTAAGTGTTAAAGGTAATGTAGTCACACTTAACTATAAAGTAAAATCGATATACGATAATGTAGTACATGACTTCAGGAAATTTGAGAAAGTATTCCCTCATATTAACTTCAAAAGTGATCTTAAGTTTTTACTAGAGTACGAAGAGAGTGATGAAGATAAGAAATACGATCGCATTGTAATAGATAGTAATGGAGCACATGTAATTAAACCTAATGAAGTACTTAAACCTATAGATAATACTATCTCGATAAGTGCCTCTCCTTTAATTTATGATACTAATACGGTAAAAGTATCTAGTTCTTCATCTGCTGATAAACTTAACCTTATATTATATGGTGGCTTAATAAACGATAATAACTATGCAGAGGTACCTAACCCCTTATTCTTACCCAATATTTATGAATACTACCACCGAGAATGGATAGAGAATAGAATACAGGCCAAGAACTATACACCAACATTTATCTGTCAAGTAGAAGATATCTTAAAGGTATCAGTTAAGGATCGCCTCTTTATGTATAATAACTATCATCTGATACAAAGTATATCAAGACAGCAGATATCTAAAGATTTATTTGAAATTGAGTTAAGCACTGAGACACTAAAGGTTTAATTACCTTTAGTATCTCTTCTTTTTCCTTCACTATTAAATATATTATCTAATAAATAAATTTCTTCATTTGCTTCTTCAGCTAGTATATGTACATAAATCATTGTTGTTTCCAACTTAGAATGCCCCATTAGCTTCTGAAGCTTTGTTACATTTCCTCCCATTCTTAAAAAGCTAGTAGCAAAAGTATGTCTTGACACATGGAAACTTATTTTTTTTCTAGTTATACCAAGTATTTTTGCTATATCTTTTAATTGTCTATTAATTACATTTGGATGCGTAAACTCAATAAATAGATTAGGATTCTCTTTGATTATATCAATAGCAGAAGAGTTAAGCTGTATAGTCTGATTCTTACTTGCTTTTACAGACACAAATTCAAGATCATTTAGGACATCCTTTCTAGTCAAATTCATAACATCACTTATGCGTAAACTAGTAAAACAACTAAATAGAAAATAGCCTAGTGTTAGTTTATGATGTTCTAATATCCACTCAGATTTATAATACTTTACTAATAATTTTAACTCCGCAAGATTAAGTGAGGTTCTATTACCTTTAGTATCTCCTACTATCACATCATCAATATTTATTTTAAGCTTAATTCCGAAACGTTCTGCCACTCGTAAGTACTTCTTTATAACTTTAAAATTAGAATTGATTGTAGTAGACTTATTTCCTTTACCAGTTAGGTATCTTCTATATTCCACAAAGAAAGAATGGTCTATCTCTGTAAAGTATATCTCTTGTCTATAATCAATCAGTTTAGAAAGTACTGCCTTGTACCTGCGAAGTGTACCAGGTTTAATCATTAACTTATCATCTTCTAAAGCTTTTTTGAAAAATGAACAGAAATTAACTCTAGGTAATTCTTCTGTCAATTCCTTTCGCATTAAAGCTGGAGTAATCTGTTTATTGCTTAATCGATAAACAGTATTAATATTAGTCACTTTAGCTTGAATATTATCTATTATAAGATTAATATCCTGGTCTAACTTAGATAATACCTTTAATCTTTGTTTGTCTTTGTCCCACTTTGTAGGGTCTATTGATATCTTAAGATTGATACGTTCGCGCTTACCTGAAGCTGTAAGGCTTAAATATAGTGGAGAAAGTCTTGTGTCAGACTTTTCCTTTCTCACATAAAAAGAGGTTTTTATTGTCACGTAGATATTTTTTGTGTCAAATACCGTGTCAAACTCTGCCGATTTATACTCCATAATCCCTTCTGAGGAAATTTAGTTAAACAAAAAAAGGTGCATAAAATCAGCTTACTAGCTTATTTTACTCACCTTTTATCTTGTTTCTCCTAATGGAGTTGTGACCGCGGCAGGATTCAAACCTGCAACCTTCTGAGCCGTAATCAGATGCGCTATTCAGTTGCGCCACGCGGCCATTATTCTTTTATTTATTTCTATCACAGTCTTGATTCAAATCAAGACTTTAGTGACCACGGCAGGATTCAAACCTGCAACCTTCTGAGCCGTAATCAGATGCGCTATTCAGTTGCGCCACGTGGCCTATTGCTTAATTGCGAGTGCAAATATAGGACGATATTCCGTAAATACAAACTCAGCAATCAAAAAATATCAATTAATTTTTACCTCTATTTTTTAACTTTCTTACTATTAATCGTTTAATGATCTAAAAAAAAGTAATTTTAACATCTCTTTTATTTGACCTTTTCTACTAAAACATCATCTTCTTTCATTTCTCAGGTAATATTTATTTGAATCTATAAGAGAAAAACGCGTCAAAAGTGAGTCTATATCAAATACCACAGACAGTATTAGCAACAAAGAAAACTTTAAAAATCTCCTTTAGAGGGAAAATAGTGCAAGAATAATATCGCTGTAATAACGAAAATCATCAAAACAAAATAGAATGGATTACCTGTAAAAAGACCACAGACCAAAAATAACACAGTTGCTACAACTCCTATAAATAAGAAGTCAAAACTCTTTTTATCGATTAAATCATCGTCCCATTCCTCTTCTTCCTCTCTCAACAATTCCTCTTGTTCCCGTTTATACTGAAGATATTCTTCCTTGGTATTAAAACGCTTAATAGAGAAAAACCTTCTAACGATAAAATAGGCTAGTATAGCTACTACTATAAATATTGTTAGTTCATACAT